GCCATATCGCGCAGGCGCGTAATCACCGGGGCGATCAGCATGGCGGCCCGGTCAGCATGCTTGTCCCCTGTCCCCGGTCATCCGCCGTCTGTCCTCCATCCTCTGTCTTTCCCCCTCGCCCTCGGGCTTGACCCGAGGGTCACGGCAGCCGCAGGAACGCCGCCACCACGGCGGCGCCGATGCGCGCCTCGAAGGCGCCGCGTTTCGTCTCCAAGGCCACGCTCAGAAACGGCCGCGGCGCCAGGCCGGTCTGGGTCCCGGTCTCCAGGAACCGCGACTTGAACAGCAGCGAGACCACCCGCCCGCTCATGCCGCCCCGGTGCTTCCGGATACGGATCGAGCGCGCCAGGGCGCCCGTCTGCCGCGCCGGCGGCTCGCCCGGGGCCGAGACGGCGGTGCGCGCCCCCGCCCGGCGCCGCCCGCGCCGCGAGCCCAGCAACCGGCGCGTCTCCGCCGCCACGTCGCGCAATAACCCGCCCACCTCCCTGGCGATCTCCCGGCGCAAGTCCGCCGGCAGGCCGCGGATCGCCGCGAGCAGCACCCGGGCCTCCGCCGCCTCGACCGTGACCTCCAGCTTGCCGCCCGCCGAGGCGCCCGCCGCTCGGCTGAAGCGGCCCGTGCTGCGGCCCGTCGCGTCTATGCCGCTCATGCCTGCCTCAAGTCCCGGCCTGCCGCAATTCCTCGCACAGAAGCTCCAGCCATCGGTCGCGCTCGCCCCGGTTCAGGATCGCGCGCACCCGGAACAGCCGCCCGGACTCCGTCATCTTCACGTGGTCGATGGCGGTATAGCCGTCGACGTGGCGCACCGTGATGGTGTGGGTCGCCACCGCCTCCACCTGCTGCCCCTCGATCGTCCGCCCGCCGAAGATCGGCTCGATCCGCGCCCAGGCCTCGGCGACCGTCGCGAAGGCCTCGTCGAGGCCCGTGCCGCCGTCCGCCGCCTGGCTGCGGTCCTGCAGGATCACCGGATGGCACAGCGCGCCGACCGTGGGCGCCCGGAAACCGGCCATCTAGTGCCACACCCGCTCGAGGAACCACAGCTTCTCGGCGGTCTGGGTGAAGCGGCTGACCGCCGCCCCCACGATCTCGCTCTGCCGGTTCTCGTAGAGATCGGTCAGCGCCAGCAGCATGCCCTGGCGGATCGTTCGGGGCACCGCCGCGCCGGTCAACCCATAGCCGGCGACGAAGCGCACCGTCACCGCGTTGATCTCGGCCCGCGCCGCCGGCCAGCACTGCCCATAGGCCGGCACGATCCGCCCCGGCTGGCTGACCGCGTCCACCTTGGTGGCGGCCGGGTCCAGCACCTGCGCCGCCCCGGCGCCGTCGATGTAGGTAATCGAGGTCACCGATTGCAGCGGCGCCTTCGGCACCCCGCGCGCCAGGCCGCAAAAATCGTCGAGCGTCCAGTCCCACGTCTGGGTGATCAGCGCCCGCCAGGTGGCGGCCTCGGCCATCTCTCGCGCCGCGGCGATCAGCTCGCTGATCAGCGCGTCGTCGGCGCCGCCCGCCACCCGCAAGTGGTCCTTGGCTTCCTGCAAGGTCACCGGCTCGACCGCCGGCGGCGCGACAAGGCTCAGGGCCATCACACGGTCTCCTTCCGCCGCGCGTAGAATTCATAGGGGGCCACCGCCTGCACCGCGCCCGTGCCGGCCCAGCGCACCGTGTGCCGCCCCGCCTGGGCGATCAGGTAATCGAAACTGAACAGCCCCACGGCGCTGGCTTCGTTGACCACCCCGTCGGCCAGGGTCCGGACCACGCTCGCCCCGTCCGGCGGCGTGACGGTGACGCTCACCCCGTCCGGGTCCGCCGCCGCCCCGGCCAGGGTGGTGAAGGTGACCGTCAGGTGCCGCAGGGTGCCGATCTCGAAGGCCGGCGTGCTCATGATCCCCATGTCCTCACGTTCAAGGTCTCCATCCGTTCACGGTGTCCGCCCGGTCAGGCCGCCAGGGCCCCTGGCCCGGCGCAGCCGGCCACCGCCCCCGGCCCCGTGCCGCCCGCCGCCGCCGACGCCCCGCCGTCGCCCGCCGCCGCGGTGCCGGGCAGCAGCGTCCCGGGCAGGCTTCCCGCCGCCACCAAGGTCACGGCCGCCAGCATCTGCGCGCCGGCACCGCCGATTTCTTCCCTGCCGAGGCCCGCCTGCGCCGCCGCGGCGAGCGCTTGCGCCCCGGCGCTTGCCAGGCCCTCCGCGCCGGCCGCCGCCTGGATGGGCGCCGGCAACCCCTGCGCGCCCGCGCCGGCCGCGATCTCCCGGCCCGCCGCGGCTTGCGCCACCGCGCCCAGCACCTGCGCGCCAGCACCCTGGAATCTTTCGAGGCCCAGCGCCGCCTGCAGGACCGCGCCCAGGGCCTGCGATCCGGCCCCGCCGATGATTTCCCCGGCACTCGCCGCCTGCGTGGGCGCCGCCAGCATCTGCGCCCCCGCCCCGGCGACCGCCTCTTGGCCCGCCCCGGCCTGCGCCGCAAGGGCCAGCGTCTGCGCGCCGCTGCCGGCGGTCTCGACGGCACCCGTTCCGGCCTGCGCCGGGATGGCCAGCATCTGCGCGCCCGTGCCAACCGCCGCCCCCGTGGCGCCGCTCGCCGCTTGGCCTGGCGCCAACAGCATTTGCGCCGCGGCCCCGGTGATCTCCTCCTGGCCCGCCCCGGCCTGTGCCGGCGCGGCCAGCACTTGCACTCCCGTGGCGGCGAGCGCTTCGGCGCCGCTCCCCGTCTGGCCGGGCGCCATCAAGCCTGACGTGCCCGCGCCGGCACTGCCGGCCGTGCTGTCGCCGGCACCAGCCTGCGTGATCTCGGCGAGGACCTGCGCCGATGTCGCGGCGATCTGCGCCAGCGCGAACGCGCCGAGCAGGTTGGCGCCGAACGGCAGACCGTCGAAGTCCTTGAGAATGCCGTCAACCGCGACGCCCTTGCCGAGACTGTCGGACGCCGCCGTCTGCTTGAAGCCGGCCGCCGTCGCCGGGTCGGCGCCGCCCGCGTAGGTCGGCGTCGTATCGTAGGAATTGGCATCCTCGCCGGTCGCCGTTTTCCAGTCGGCGAAGCTCAGATCGCTCCCGTTGAGGTGGAACGGCGTGCCGGTGGCGGCATCCGCGTACCCGTTGAAATCGAATTCGTTGTTGCCGTGCGCCTGCGTCGATTTGATGTAAGTGTCGTTGGTGCCGGAATGCAGATGGCTCTTTGCGATCACGCCGTTGCCGAACGCCAGTTCGATGTCGATTCCGCAGTTGTGATAGATGTTGTGCGCCGTGATCGTCTCGTTGCCGGGCGTCGTGTTGTTGATGTTGAATTTCTCGGCGACGGCGCAATCCAGATAGATATTCGCCCACGACCGCCCGTTCTTGGTGACGCTATCCGCCGAGCCCGCGCCAAAGCCCACGCCGAACCTCTGCGACCCGGCGAAGAAGTTCCGCGTCCATTGCACATCGTCCATGGCGGACGGCGTGAGGCTGTCGATCCACAGCGCGAGCAAGTCCCAAGGCACGGTTTGCGATACGTTAAGCCGCAGATCCAGTGTGTTCCTGAAACACCGGAAATGCGACATGTTCTGCCCGGAGACGATCTCGTGGTCCCCGGCGCTGCCCGTGCGCTTGATGACGTGCTTGGTGATGATGTCGTCGAAGTCCGCTTGGCCGAAGTCGCAGTCGTACACGGAATTCCAGGGCATCTCGATAGCCCCGTTCGAAACCTCCCAGATCGCCGGAATGATGCACCCGGACAGGGCGCACCGCCGCACCGTGATGTGATGATGGCCCGCCGCCGTGCCGCCGCCCGCGTGGAAACCTGTTTGTGTTCCGACAAACGCACAATCCTCGGCGACGACGTGATGCGCCGCCGGACCGCCGCCGCCGCGCACCCAGATCCCTTGCGGCGATTCGCGGATGTCCTGGTCGCGGACGATGACGTAGCCCGGATCGTTGAATTGGAAAGCGGACTTGTCCAACCCGCGCGCCAGATAGTGATCGTTCGGCACGCCGCTCGTCGGCATGTACCAGATGCCCGCGCCCAGGCTCTCGTTGTCGGGATCGTCGTTGTCCTTGTCCCAGAACCAGGTGCCCGCCGTGAGCGCCGAGATGCTGGCGGCTTCCGTCAGGCGGATGTTGTCTTCCCAGAAGCCGTTGAGCGTGGTGCCGGCGTAGGCGCGTTTCCAACGCCCGGAGGCGCCGGCGGAAAAGGCGCCCAGCGATGCCTGTATGTCCTGGCCGAGCACGAAAAACCGCGGATCGGCGCCGGTTCCGTAGGCATCGACGATGAACGGCTGGCGGCGGGTGCCGGACACCCCCCAGACGATCCCGGAAGCGCCCGTGGAGAGATCGAGATAATCGAACCCGCGCTTGAAACTGACGCGATCCCCGGCGGCGAAGCCCGTGGCCGTGATGAAGGCCTTGATCTCCGCGACGCCGTTCCAGGCGTCCGCTTCGCTGGTGCCGTCGTTGGCCCCGCTGGCGTCCGGATCGACGAAGTAGCGGTTGTTCTCCGTCCAGTCCCGGGTCGCCGCCTCCATCACGGCATCGCTCAGGGCTTCCTCGGCGATTGCGATCTCGCCGACCGTCCCGCCCCAGACATTGCCGTTGAGGTCGCTGCCGATACGAAGGGTATCGACGATGGGCCGCTGGCCGAGCAGGTTGTGCGACGGCGGCCAGCCGTCGAGCACCAGGGCGAAGTCGTTGTCGCTGGCGCGCACCGCCCAGGCAAAGGTCTCCCCATCGCCGACGGTGCCGGCGTTGCAGAGATAGACCGTCCCGCCATCCGCGCGGTACTCGAAGATCAGATCGTCGTTGGCGTCCCGATAGAGGGTCTCGTAATTGTCCTCGGTGCCGTCGTCGGCGGAAAACACCACCTGGCGCGATCCGCCGGAGGCCGGCGCGACCGATTCCCCGGAATAGGTGATATCGCTGCCGTCGGCGGCGGCGCCGGTCAACGAGATCGTCATCGCACCGATGCCGATCTGAGTCAGGGCAGTCAACGCTTGGGCGCCCGTACCGGCGATCCGCTCCTGGCCGCTGCCGGCTTGGCCCGGCGCCATCAGCATCTGCACCGCCGCGCCGGCGATGCTCTGCTGGCCAGCTCCTGCCTGATTGGGCGCCAGCAGCATCAGCGCGCCCGTGGCGGCCAAGGTTTCTTGGCCGCTCCCGGCTTGCCCGGGTGACTGTAGGCTCGACGCCCCGGTGCCTGCCGGCCCCATGCTCAGCCCGGGATAATCCTCCGGCGCCGCGCCTATGTTGGCATATTCGCCCCAGAAATAGGCGCCGGAGCTGCCATCGCCGCTATAAGCGCCTCCGCCATCGCCATTCGCCATGGCGGTATCGAAGTTCCAGACGCCGGTGCCGCTGCTTGTGTCCACGACCCAGCAGCGATACCAGCCGTCGCCCCAGTCCTCGATGCCATGATCGTCGACGCCGCCGCCGACCGTTCCCACTTCCCCGGTCGCAAGGTTGAAATAGACGCCGCCGGTGCTTGGCGTGCCGCCGGCGTTCGAGCCGATCACGACCCAGTTTCGCTCGCCGGCCTTGGCGAAGACCGAGTGGGTGTACTGCGTCGTCGGCGTGAGCGAGAGCTGCTTTCGGAAATAATGGGAATTCGAGGCGGTGCTATCCTCGATCAGCTTATCCGCCGTCGTGTTGCCATCCGGCGCGACGATGGCATCGGCCGATACGCTGGCGCGGACCTTGCCCCAATCGGCGTTGTCGATGGCTTCCGGGAAGCTGAATAGGTTCGTCGAACCCCCGCTTCCGGTGCCAACCTGGCCGACGGCCATCAGGCCCGACGCCCCGGCGCCGCCGATGTGTTCCGTTCCGCTGCCGGCCTGGGTGGGCGCGCCGAGCGATTGCGCCCCCGTGGCGCTGGCGGCGGGGTTCGGGTCCGCGAACTGGATCACCTCGACGGCATAGGCGCTCGCCAGCGATCCGGTGATGCGCCGCGATGCCCGCACCGTCGTATCGGCGGCGAAGGTGAAGCCGAGAAGCAGGCCGGGGGCGGCGGCGCCCGTCGTCGTATTCGCGTGGCCCATGGTCAGGCTCAT